GTGGCAGTCTTCCAATCAGAACAAATAACTGAATCAACATAAGAGCCAGCTGTTTGCTCATCCGCAACTGGGCTATCATTAGGATCATAATCAGGAATAAGCATAACATCACCAACCGCATTGGTGCCAACGCGGGGGATAAAAATAAACTGGAGCAACCGAAAACGGTAGGTTTCAAAATCTCGGGATATGGTAGAAAGATAAGGAAAGGTCGCAACCTGACCGGGATTAACATACCAATAACCGAGTTCGCAATAACCAGTAGTATTTGGAACAGTGGCAGGAGTGGCAACAATGCCAACCATCTCCATATGAGAGACGGTGACAGTACCACGCTTATTAGTAATTTTGGGCTGACCTATACGAATGTTGGTACCAATGGAGGAGGGAGCAGAGGACATAACAATAGAAGAACCTTCTCCGCCTTGACGAGATTTCTTCTTTTCCTTCTGCCAACCAACAGCCCGGGGCTTGCCAGCCGGATTGCCCCGAACACGCCCACGACCAAGAGATTTGCGGACATCTCGTTTAACCTCACGCTTTAATTCTTTCTTCATCTCTCCTTTTGGGAGGTTGAGGAAGGTAGGTCCAGGGTTTGAAGCCTCTCCAGAGGTGATTGCGATGGCAGTCTGACCATCTGGTCCAGAGGCAGGTGCTGAATCAGGTACTCGAGGTCCATGTTCATGTCCTCGAAACGCTCCGAATTCTCCTTTATCTCCTCCGACAATTTGCGGTTCAGAGAGACCATCTCGTTGTCCAAGGTCTTCAGGGCGATATTCGTGAGGTTTGAGGCCACGAGCTGAGTCGAGAGCTGCGTCGAGAACTGACGAAGCGCCAGCAGCAAAGACATTAAAGCCTTTGTTAAGGTAAGGTTTGAGACCTCCCTCGTTGAGCTGCCGTTTGCCAGCAGTAGATTTTCGATAACGGTTATCGAGCTGGCGAGAGTTAATTTTGTAGTGCGATGAGACATCATGAAAATAATCCTGGAACTTACTATAAGCCATGGGATTCTCTAATTGATCGGAAGAGCTCTTGCCCTGTACAAACAATCCGAATTCCGATTCACTAAGGCCAGTGTACAGTGCCCAAAGAGAGACATCCGGCAAGTAGCCAGGGAAATAATCAATCCCGTACTTGGGGAGAACCCACTCATAAAACTGTGAGTAGAACTTTCGACAATGAGGACAACCAAAAGTTTCATTGCGAATGCCACATAGGGCCTCAAGACGAGCAGTAGGAGAGTCTTGGTCAGAGCCCCAACAAAGGTAGCTGCAAACCATCTTAACACATGAAATCATGGGAAGCCAGAACCAGAAACTAGTGCCGGGAAGTTGAGATCGAGAAAAAGAATGACCTAAGAAAGTACATTCATGAAACCACCGAAAATCCATGGAAGCAAAGGTATACTCCATATCAATATGAGCTGAAGCGGAAAGGATTGAATCAGCATTAAAAAGATGGTGGAAATCGTGGTGCACAGTGATATTGACATCATCACCATAGAGGCACAGACGAATTTTGGATGAAAAAACCGCATAAAAGTGAAATTTAGGATCAGTGCAGAGCATCCACAGAACACACATGTCCATAAAATTTTTAATAGTATTGTCAACCGTAGTACACAGTTGGCCAGACGGATTGCCAATGTACCGAGAATAAAGAACACCATCTAGCCCTAACAAAGGAGAAGACCATAGAAGGCGGTAAATATTATCAAATCGCTTCTTATTGTCAGGGGTTTTCCACTCATCGGACAACCAGGACCAACGAAGATCTCGAATAAGATCAAAAAGGAATGATGAAAATCTGGCATCAAATCGCTTACCATCGAGCTCGAGGGTACTAGGTTTTTTGCAATCTCGCTCCATCATATGGACAAGTCGGTTGGCGCCACCATTAAGAAGGGACATACCATATGCACTGGATGTAACTAAAGCTGCACTCTGGAATCGCTTATTCTGATCAGCACAAAAAATTGCATGACTGAGAACATGATTAACATCCATAGAGGTGACAGTACGCATCTTGCCCGCAAAATTGTCTTCAAAGGCCTGAAGCTGGTCTTTACCAATCTGAGCACAAACACTAGGAGGCCCAGCATCTGTACAGAGAAGATCCCAATACTGGTCAAACATGATAGCATCAGGGGAGGCCCAATACTGGCCTTTAGAAGCATAATATAAGGACCAAGGCGCACCAGCGGCTTTAGATGGGTCAAGGGTGGACTGAGCCTCATCGTAAGAATATATCCGAGAGTTGCGGACATATCGACCAAATTCAGCATCAGCCCAAAGAGCGGCGGTACGATAATATGACTTAACACGGTCACCAAGGGGATCACAGGGACGATCGTACCTGCGAAGAGCTGCCCGAGCAAGCTGCAAAGTACGAGGATTGCGACTGAAGGGCATGGGATCTTGAAGAATCTTTTCGTCAAATGCCCAAGAGCCTGGACCACGAATAAATTGTGACATAAGTGGATCTCTCCAGGTAGGAGCAGGCTTGTCACCAACAAAATGCCGTGGCATACGCCCAATGGTCTTAACATTAGGACCAATATCTGGGCTAGAAGAAGGGTGAATAAAATAAAAATCAGAGAGAGACATCACCGCGTCGCTCTCCGCTACAAGTTTAAAGAGCTTGGAGCCTGCATGGGCTGAAAAGTGAGGGTATGAGGTCTATTGCATGGAACCTCGCCCTTACACACAATCCTGCCAATAGAGGAAGAGGAAGAATGAAAAGGATAGAACAAATTCTTAGCAGACTGTTTCTGTGTGCCAACGCCATGGTATCCAACCCAAGAACCATCTGCAGCAACGTAAACCCCACCACATGAACCGGCTTCGGTGGTGCCGGAGAATTCCCAGACGTCCAGATCCTGCAACTTTCCGTCGTCTGACCGAGTAATTTTGACCTTATCACCAATCTGCCCCATAGAAATAACTTTTTTCTTTGTCTGGGGTACAATATAGTGAAAGGTAACAATCTCACCACGAACGGGCGCACGGAATTTAGGCATAGGCATAGCATCACCATGAGCTTTAACGCACACAAGATCAAAATGGCCCTGAACAATATCATAGGAAAGATACTCAGGGAGGGTTTTCCAATTCTTGGCAGAAAGTTGAAACTTCTCACAACCACCAGCAATATGTTGGGGAACAAAAATCTTATCCCCAACTTGAAAAGAGTTAGAAAAACGCTCAGTGCCAGAAGACTTGGATGTAACAAACCGAAGAGTAGGAGAAACATGGGGAATGTGACCAGCCTTCATACTTTCAGGCTTAGCGGGCGAAGAAGTAGAGGCAAGATCGTCGCGCAACCGCTTAAATGAGTCAACAAGACGTTGATTGGACTCGTGTAATGCAACAACCTGAGCACGAATGTGAGAGTCATCATACTCACGAACTGAAGAAGCGATAGAAGCAAGTTTGGCCTTAACTTCAGAATCATCATAAGGCTTGACAGTAGAAAGAACAGCAGCCTTGAACTCAGGACCGAGGTCTCGAACAGTGACATTTCTTTCACGGAGAACATCTTCACTGTCGTCCCACCTACCCGACTTGCTGTCATAGCCGTCAAATTGACGACCAAAACCACCGGAAACACGTTCAAGAACAGCATTCTTAGCATCATCAGATTTGAGAAATTTTCGGCGAGCATCCGACAAAGTCGGATAATCATCCTGATCGTTCGGTTCATAATAATATGGGTCAAAGTCAGGTTCTGCACCAGAATCGGCCAAATCATGAAGGGCGGCTCTAGCCGCCCAAGGAACGTCAAGGGAATCAATGTCATCATTCGACTTCCAAGATTTAAGAGTATTGATAATATTGTCCGACATAGGACGACCATCAGGATATTGAGTGAGGGGATTGTATTTATAACCAGCCTTCTTCCAGACGAGTTTAGCTTTAGCACTCTTCTTCTTCTTCTTCCCTTCTGAGGCAAGCTCAGAAAAAACAACCTGATCAACAAGGCTAGAAACCACAGCTTTAACTTCAACATCAATGGGAGTGGGGGGTGAAAGACTTGGAACTTTTCGCTTCTTTGACACCCATAAGGCATAGAGACAAGCGAGAACTGCAAGGGTAATAAAACCACCTTGCACACTACGATTAGAGGAAATCTTCTTCGCCCTAGCCATAATAATATCAAAACGAGTGAGGACCGGCGGTTCAGCAACAGGGGGCCACCACCAATTTTTGAACCGAGCCCAGCAACCGAGCTTCGGAACACGCCGTAACCTCTATGCATTAACATAAATAGCCTCGGCTCGAA